TTCGATACTGGGGAGCGAGATGAGACGAGTCAACAAACTGAGCCAGATGAAGATCGACGAGGTCTCTCTGGTCGATCAGGACGCCAACGGCTTCGCCGACATGCTCATCGCCAAGCGGGACGATTCGGAGGAGCAGATGTCTCAGCCACAGGGTGAATTGACCTTCTCTGACGACGACCTGGTCTATGACGATGAAGGACGCGCCTACCTGCCGGTCCAGTTGGCCGAGACCGACGCAGACGAGGACGAAGACGACGCCGAGCCCTACTCCGCCGAGGACGACGAAGCGGACGACGAGGACCAGGCCGAGGAGACCGCGAACGCGGTGCTCCAGGGACTGTCCAAGGCACTAGGCGATTCCGACCGCGACCAGGTTGTCGCGCAGGCTTACGGCGAGATCAACAAGGCACAGCGGCGGGCCGCACGGGCCGAGTCGGTGGCCAAGGCCGAGCGGGACCTGCGGCTGACCCGGGAGTACATCACCAAGGCAGAGGCGTACTCGCTCCCGGTACCGGCCAACGTGCTCGGTCCGGTGCTGAAGCGGTGCAGCGAGTCGCTCAGCCGGGAGGACTGCAACATCCTCGCCCAGTGCTTCGACTCGGCCAGCGAGGCCAGCTACGACCCGTACAGCGAGATCGGCAAGTCCGGCGGCGGATCGAACACCGACATCCTCACCGAGGTGGACGCGCGCGCCGAGGAACTGTTCGTCAAGGGCGTCGAGGCCGGTTCCGGGTTCACCCGCGAGCAGGCGGTCGCCAAGGTGTTCGACATCAATCCGCAGGCTTACGACGAATACCTACGCGACCGGCGTAGCCGGTAGAGGGGAGTGAGAACTCATGGCCTATGAGGAAAGCCTCCGATCCATTTCCCTGGACGCGGACGCGAGCATCGGAATCTTCACCGGAGTACCGGGTACGCCCGGTGCTGCCAACCCGAACCAGGGCAAGCAGTACCTGTTCGTGAAGATCACCGGAGAACGCACGGTCGGCCTGTCCCTCGCCGCCGATCGACCGCTCGGGGTCTTGCAGAACAAGCCCCAGGGGGTCGGCCACGCGGCCACCGTCGGCATCTACGGCGTGTCCAAGATGGTCTGCGGCGCAGCGGTGCCAGCCGGTAGCCGGGTCCAACCGGACGCTGCCGGAGCGGCTGTCGTGGCCAGCACCGGAGTTGCACGCGGCACAGCGCTGGCGACCGGGGCAACCGGCGCGGTCATCCCGGTTCTGCTGGATTAGGAGTGAGACGAGATGGCTAACCCCACCCAGAGTGATCTTCACGTCAACACCCCGTTGACGAATATCTCGATCGCCTACATCCAGAGTTCGTCCAACTTCATCGCCGACAAGGTCTTCCCCAAGGTCTCGGTGCCGAAGCAGTCGGACCTCTACTGGAAGTACAGCAAGTCGGACTGGCGACGTACCGACGCGAACCGGCGGGCCCCGTCCACCGAGTCGCCAGGTGTGGGCTGGAAGGTCACCACCGACACGTACTTCGCGCATGTCTACGCGGTGCACAAGGACATTGACGACCAACTGCGGGCCAACGCGGACAGCAACTTCAGCCTGGACCGGGACGCCAGCACGTTCGTCACCAACCAGTTGCTGCTGCGCCGTGACATCGACTGGTGCAACACGTACTTCAAGCAGGGCGTCTGGGGCACCACCCTCACCGGGGTAGTCGCCACCCCGTCTGCCGGACAGTTCGTCCAGTGGGACCAGGCCGGGTCGGACCCGATCCTGGACCTCACCAACGCGGCGGTGGCCTTCCGCGAGCAGACCGGCTACACGCCGAACACGCTCACCCTCGGTGCCTACGTGCTCCAGGTGCTGCGTAACCACCCGGACATCCTCGACCGGATCAAGTACACCCAGCGCGGCATCGTCACCGAAGACCTGCTGGCCACCCTCTTCGGGGTGGACAAGGTCCTGGTGGCCTACGCCAGCCTCGCTTCCGGGCCCGAGATCCCGGACGCCACCGCGCAGGATGCCGCGGCCAGCTACGCCTTCATTGCTGACTCCAAGTCGGCGCTGCTGTCCTACGCTCCGGCCGCGCCCAGCCTGCTCACCCCGAGCGCTGGCTACACGTTCAACTGGAACGGCTACTTCTCCGGCAACGGCCAGGGCCTGCGGATCAAGACCTTCCGGATGGAGCCGATCGCCTCCGACCGCGTCGAGGGCGAACTGACCTACGACATGCGGCTGGTCGGCAGGGACATGGGCATCTTTTACAAGCAGTGCATCGCGTAGGACGATGGGCTCATGGCATTCGTCTACAAGGCTCGCAAGCGGCTTAAGGTGGGTGCCACCATCTACAACCCGGGCGACACGGTGGCAGAGGCGACTACCTTCCGGCACCTGCCCGCCCTGGTGCACAACGGTTCGATCGTGCTGGTGCAGACCAACACGGTGCAGTCGTTCAAGCCCAAGCAGCGCATTCCGGTCAGTCCGGGTAGTAATGACTGGAAAGCGAAGCCCTACAAGCGTTTCGACACGGCACAGCTTGACGGCTGGGGATAGGTGGACCAGATGACCGGTGTTGACCGAACCGACGACCGAACTGTCGCAGACGACGACGAGGAAGTCAGCCCAGGCTCCGGCGTGATCGAGGGCGTCCAGGCCGGTGCCGCACCGGTCTACAACTCCGGCGCTGTCAAGATCAGCGACCGTGGCGTGGTCAGCCTCGAACCGGCCTCCATGCCGCAGTACCAGTTGGCGCTCAACGCCGGGATGGACCCGGTGATCCCGGAGGACCACGAGGAACTGCTCGAACTCGACCCGGACACCAGGGCCGCGCGCTACCACCGCGCTGCGCGGGCCGAGGCAGAGGCCGACATGGACTCGGCCGAGACCTCCGAGGAGCAGCAGATCGCGCTCGCCGAAGGTAGCTCGCGGACTACCGGCACCGAGCCACAGGGTGCCAGCACCGGTCAGGACACCGCTACCGGTCAGAGCGGCGTAGGCCAGGCGGACAGCCAGGACAAGACCAATGACGAGTCCGGGCCGACCGCACGTCGCAGGCGTAATAGCTAGTGTCCGCGCCCGACGGGCCCGGTAAGCAACTGGTCGCGCCGGGCGCAAAGTCGTCCAAATCGCAGGGCACCTTCACCTATACCGGTGACCCGTCCAACTCCGACCTGGACGCGGTGCGCTTCCTGGTCGGCGACACCGACCCGAGCGCCTACTTCCTCAACGACGCCGAGATCGGCTACCTGATCGGGCTGTCCGCCTCGCTGGACTCCTCCAACGCCGAGGTGAACGTATCGGCCGCTGCCGGAGCCGCGGCCGAGGCCATCGCCGCCGAGTTGTCCCGCGAGGTCAGCTACTCCGCTGACGGTGTGTCGGTGTCCGCGGACACGCTGGCCAACAAGTACTACTCGGTGGCCGAGAAGATCCGCACGCTGAGCAGGCGAAGCGATGTGGCAGCCGCGCCCGATGTCGGCGGGCTGCTGGTCGGTGAGGTCTACGACCCGAGCATCCGGCCGTTGGTGTTCGCCGTCGGCATGCACGACAACTACCTGGGTGGCCAGCAGGACTACGGCGGTGCCTACCTGCCGCCCGGTTCCGCGGAGTGGTACGGCAGCTACGGCGCAGTGGCCGCGGAAGCGACCGCGCTGCGCGCCCAGGTACAGGCACTGCTGGGCCAGCAATGACCAATCCGGTGGACAACCCGCTACCGCCGGTTGTCGTCTCGCCCTACGCGCACAGCTATGCCCGCCGCCATGCCACCGCGCACATGTACTACACCATCCAGATCGAGCGGATGGCGATGGGCGTCTTCGATGAGCAGACCGGCGGGATCGTGCCCGCAGTCAAGACGGTGATCTACAACGGCCCGGCCCGGATTGCCACGGTGTCCGGCCCGCAGATCATCCAGGTCGGCGAGGACACGATGGCGATGAGCCAGACCACCATCTCCATCCCGTTCGACACGGACCCGGTCCCGCACCGCGACGACATCGCCACCGTGCTCGGGCTGGACACCCAGCGGGCCGAGTTCGGCGACCCAGCACTGGTGTTCAAGTCCTTCCGCATCCTCAACGTGGAGTACGGCGGGCAGATGTACGCCACCCGGCGGATGGCCGCGCTGGTCATCACCGAGAGCGCCTCCTGGGGCAGTGAGTCACTGCGATGACTGTCGCCTACGCGGACCTGAGCGGACTGGCCAACAACCTCTCCGCGGCTTCCGGGCAGTCCTTCAAGACCGCGGCCAACGCCCTGGTGGAGAGCTACGCCAACCAGATCGCG